TATCTAGTATATCACAAGTTCTATCTCTTCCGACTATGGATATAGAATGAGTTCCTGATTCGGCAGATTCAGCGCTATCTCTTATAACTAGTTTTTCAACCCATCCGTAAATTACCTGAACATTATTGACATATATAGCGCACTTTTGACCTACTTTAATAGGAAACTGCCTGTCCATACTAACTTGAGAACTAGTAAAAGAAAAAGAGTTGCAAAACGTCTCTATACTTCTTGTAACAGATACACTGCTCCAACCTTCATACTTAGTACCATCAACTGCAATTGTTATTGAATTATTTATCATGTTTCAAAAATTTTAATAGAATCTTTAACTCGTTCAGGTTTGTATATACTATTTAATGTCAATAAATTCTCCCAATTATCCAAACTCCCATAATATTGGTAAACTAGTACATTTAGAGGGATTTCATTTGTTGTTATAGTTACTACTTTACTAACGTTCAAACGTTCTTGATCAAAAAACTTTTTACCGTTTAAACGAATTTCATCAATTCGGGACGCCATCTCATCAGATACGCTATTAGTAGCAGAGTTAACTAAGGTATCATAATTAGCTGCTAAGTTGGTTTCAACTTCCTTTATCTGCTCATCATTGGTATATGTTATATTTTTTGCAGCATCATAAGAGTTCACGAATGCTAAAGCGTTTATAACACCATTAAGTAATTTATTATTTTCCTTTCTATTAACTAAACTTTTAGTCTCTAAAAGATAACTAGTATCATCGCTACCGAAACCAAACAGACCATTATTTAATTTCAATCGTAATGAAGGATTATTTATAGTTAAAGAATCAAACGATGCTATTACTGACGGTAGCTTGTTACCCATAGAAATTGAAGAGGATGAGGTTTTGAAAACATCATTTCAAAATCGTCTTATAACTAATAAGGGATCGGCTACATCTGTAACCTGACTTATAGCAATATCGCTTAAAGACCTTAACTGATCAGTCAACTCGCTTAGTTTCTCAGCAGCTTTAATTATATTTTCTTTGGTATCAACTATGTATCTAAGTTTTAAGTATTTCTCAGCAAACGTATAAAATTTATTATACAATTCAGCGATACGAGTAGTAACATCAGAAGTAGGTAACGGAGAAACATCCTCAAAAACTTCTTTAAAAACCATAGAAAAGTGTATTGTTCCTAAGGTTTTCAAATTAAAACTTCTCGTAAACCCTCTGCATCTGCAAGTAACATTTCCTATCTCAGGGTGAACTAATATGCCAGGACCGGTCTCATTTAATTTAGACTCCAATGCTTTAGCGTCTTCTTTAAAAAAAAATCCTGTAACAAGCCCATTTATATTAAAAACTCTACTATCTTTACCATTATCTTCAAGGTCGTCTCCTTTTTTAGGATAGCGATGTTCGATAGTTCTGCGACCATCTTTTTTAACCTCATCTGTAAAATAGAATTTAGCGCCCTTAAAACTTGGCGGGTATAATGTATCTGTTAGAAAAGACATGCTATCTCGAACTCTCCATATAAGTACCCATGTTTAGTTTAGTTTGAACTCCCGTGCTGCCGCCAGCAACGTGCTTTACATATCCTTTAGGATCATCAACTACAATCCTTACTGTTGATTCTGAATGCCCAACGCCTATTCTAGCAGGTGCTGCTTCTATAGAATGAATAGTGGGTAATAAACCAGATACCTTGGGCCCCAAATATGCACCTGCTCTTGCAAATAAACCACGTTCTCCAATAGCTACTTTATTATAAATACTTACATAATCCTGCATATCTTTCTTTGCTTTTTTCGACTTGCCTGTTATAGCGTCCCACATTGTGAGCAAAGCTGAATTTACCATTTGAACACTATTTCTAAATATCTCCGATTTTTCGTATAAAATAACAAATACTCCAGCTAATGTTCCTATAAGAGTTAATCTGGCTATAAAAGTACCCATAAAAGGTAACATTTTAGGAAATGCTTTAGCTAACAATCCTATCCCAATCGCTAATTTTCCAATTCCCACCAAAGTTGGTCCCGCTAGAATCCCGCCTATGATAGCAGTTCCAAAAGTTTGTTTCATTTCGGGGCTTAACACATCCATCTTATTAACCATCTTCGTAAGATTATCTATAAAATCTTTTATTGGTCCTTCATTAGTCCTACCTACATCTAACTTAAATTGAATCCACGAAGTACTTAATTTATCTAAGCTACCTTTTAATGTCTTCATTCTAGTTTTCGCGAGGACGTCTAACAAATTCGAAGTAGAAGCCATACCTTCGTGAACTCTTTTAAGAGTATCAGCTTGAGTATTTAGAATTGCCAAAAGCTCATCAGCACGTACACTAAAAGCTTTAACAATAGCTACATTAAAAAGATCATCTTTTGGATGCTTTTTTCTATATGTTTTATCTATAACGGCTTTTGCTTTTGCGAGTCTCTGGGTAATAATTCTAAAATCTTCTAAGTGACCGTTTGCCTTTAAAAACATGTTACCTGTAACGCCTGCATATTTTCCTAAAATTCGTATGCCTGCTGCTGCGCTCTTACTAGGAGCTGCAATGTGAGCTAGAGCCATTCTAAATTGACGCCCTCCCATGCTAGATGGGATGACTTTAGCAGCAGCTATTAACACAGCTAATATAGATTCGAAGTTAGCACCCATCTGATTAGCCATTGGTCCTGCATATGTGAAAGACTTTGCCAAATCTTTTACATTACGTCCAGTTTCTGCATATCCAATAGCAAGCCCATTAACTATTTTATGCAACATCTTAGCATTTCCACCAAATGCGCTCATTATCTCAGTCGAAGCTAGTGTAGCATCGCCCATGTCAATATTAGTAGCAGCAACAAGCTTTGCACTAAGAGCGGTTGCTTGCAACATTCCGTTAAAGTCTTGCGTTCTAGCAAAAGCAATCCGTTGTGCATTTGCTGCCTCTACTGGAACTATTCTATAAACTTTAGCTAACCTGTGCTGCTGATCAATAAGCATTTGCACTTGTCGTGCGTTTGCATGCGTTATTGTAATGACAGTCTGCATTGCATCTTCATAGTTAGATGTGATTTTTAAAATACTCTTGCCTAGTAAAATCATAGGCACACCAACATAGAGAGACGCTTTCTTACCGAATGTGGCTAAACTTTTGCCAAATTTAGAAAATGAGTTCTGAGCTAATTCTGATTTCGTAGTTACTTTAGAAAGCGATCCTTGTATACCTCGCAATGATGTTTTTATTTGCTTAGCTACTTTTGTAAACGCATCTATAGCTTGTATTTGATAGGATATGTTAAAATTAGCCATTATCTAAAGCTCGCTTTTCTTTGTTAAGTATTTCATTAAGACTATCTGCCAATTCTGCTAATTCAGGTAAAGGCATCCTTATCAATTCCTTATATGTTATACCACCATTCATCGCACGACTAATTGATGTGACTAAGTATCGTCTGTCATGTCTAGAAGTTCCATCCATGATGGAAGCATAAAATTTTTAAAGTAAATACCCATCATTCTTAAGAAGTCATTGCAAGGCGGTACATTAGAAATTTGAGATACAAGATGATCTGTCAAAACAATCTTATCGCCAACCTTCCCGCAACCAGAAATTAGTAATTTTTTAAATAAATTTTTTACTAACTTTAATTCATTGCTAGCAGTCAAAGATAACAAAACTTGCTTATAGGAAAAACTCGGCGCTTGCACATCATTTTCTTCTTTTCTCTGATTTACAGAAGTTTCCCCCCCAACTAACTTACTCATACCTAACATACTTTTAATAACTAAATTATTAATTTGATCTATAGTATCTTCGTGTTCGATTGCTGGGGCGATTAAAACAATAGTATCAGCATAAGCATCTTCACGAACATCTTGAAACTTAAGTTCTCGAGATAATTTAAACTCTACTTTCGAAATATAATTATTTTGATCTAACATATAACCTCCTTAAATTGCAGGATCGCCGTGAAATTCTATCTCAACTTCAGGCGCACTATCTAATTTTGCCGTAGGGTCAGTTATTAAAGTCATATTTCTAAAACTATAATGAACATCATCTTGACTGACTGATATGCTATTACTAGCTAATGGAGCAGCCTTCCAACTTCTAACTTCTTCTCTAACGTCTAACCCACCTTGATTTACATTGGGAAACAAAACACCTTTAAACTTACCTACTTTTGTTGAAACATCTTCTGTATGAGCTGTTACTGTAACCCCAGCTCCTCCTGACAACGCTTCTACCTTAGCTTCGCCCAAACCATCAGTTACTTCTACACTATTTGCTTTAAACACAAGTTTTTTATTATTTATAATCACATCGGGATTATAAAGACCTATTACTGCCATAATATCACCTCATTAAATTGAAATTGAAATTGAAAAAGTTGTCTGGATAATACCTACAATGTCGCGTACCTGTGTAACGGCAGGATTTAGTAGTTCAAACGTTACTTTCCCTAAAGAGTAATCAAATACAACTGATAACGCATTTTTGAAAGCTTTCCGCTCATCCTCACCACCTCTATAAATAGCTAATTCAACTAAAGAAGCGTAAACATCCATACAAGTCGATCTAAAAAATCCCACACTTGCTATATTTCTTTTAGGAATAATGTATTTGGAAGACATTCTATATTGTCTGAAAGTTGCTTTTAAATAATTGGTAGCATACTCACGACTTACAGAAGCCTGATCAACATAATTCAAATATTTAAAAGATACGTCTGCCTGACCTTCTATGTTTGTTTTATAACGAGTGGTAACCTCTCCTAATAAAACGCCACTATTGGCTTCATTATTTCCGAAAATTGCAAAGCCTTTATCCTCTAACTCTTCAAGTTCTTCTGTAGACCAAGCCAATCTTGGATCAGTTAAAGGAACATACTCCAAAGGAGTGTTGTGATATGGTAACGTTGCTAAACTAATACCACCAAAATTATCATTGCTTTCAAGAGGAGTGTTTACAATTGAACTAATGAAAGATCCTTCAGTAAGACGTAACTCACGCAATGCAGTTATATGAGCTGCAATAGCGTAATCTAGCTCACCATGTAAAGATCCTTTATGATAAGTCTCATCAAGTTTTTTATGAGCAAAATACACAATAGTTTTTTTATTTTGCGCAACAGTACTAGAAGCAAAATTAGCAAAAGTATCAGTACCAACTACGATTAGCTGACCATCTTTGATAATAGGATCAGTCTGATTAAATCGTGTCTCAAGCATAGGAACTATAACATCAATCCACGTTTCTATTACAGGGTGGCATGTAGAAGTATACCTAAGATTCTGAATAGTCGTAGGGACAGAAGAAATATCAGGGTCGGTAACACCGCTAGACATGTTAGTTTGCACAATAGTCAAACCTGCAACAGAACCTTCTACAATAATTGTAAAGGAGTTACCTACAGTCCCTTTGTTTTTAGCCGTAAAAGTTACAATCCCTGAAGCATTAATTGCAGTAACAGGAGACGTGTCATCTGCTACAATCGCAGAAACTAATGCATCACCAATTGCCGTTGGATTATCACTTGTAGTCAGTTCTAACTCATAACGGTTATCTAAGTTAGACCCTACAGTTACAAAAATACTACCGTTTTCGGTAGGCGCATCTGTAAAAGTAATAGAACCTGTAGCAGCCACAGCGCCTCCAGCGTCATCAAATGGAATCGCATCTATAACTGGTCTGCTTTTGGAAATAGAATTTGCTAATTGAGCCTTTCTAACCATTGCTGCTAATATAGAATCCTTACCAAACAACGTATTATAAGAAGTTTCTATCTCTAAAGATTGATATAGATTTCCACTAACAGCCGTTCCAGAAGCCGTCTTCTGACCTATGAAAAGTATTTTCCTTTGATGTATAGATATAGGAACAATAGCTCCTTTAATTTGCAAGTTAACACTCGGATTAGATATTGTCATCAGTAAAACCCTCTTTATATTTTAAATTTTTTTTAGAAACGTTCTTATCTTTATGTTTAGATTCATTAATACGTTCCAAACAACCGTCAAGGAAACGACTTCTCCAAAATGTATGGACAGGAAGTTCTTTCCTATCGACATCTAAATTTTTAATATGACCTATTTTATAATTCTTTAAATCAATATTAAGTTTAAATCTTCTTTTCATCATGTTAATGGCTCATCATCTAAATTAATATTTCCTTCGAACTTAACTTCGTTATCATCAATGAAACTACTCTTATATTTGCCATAAATGTCACGCATCGCCACACTTTTATCATTATCTAAAGAATCACCTTGAGTAATATAAGTGGTCTGTTCAAAAATAAAATCATGGACATGTACAATTGAAGTAGAGTCTGATACAAAACTAACAAAATCACTTCTGACAAATACGGTTACGGAATTAGGTAATTCAACAAAACTAGATAAAAATACATTGCCTATAATACACTTCCCTAATGAAGCCAAAATCTCGTCTGCGTCATCTCTATTTTTTCTATTTGTAATCCGCCCTTTATTAGGAAAGAAAACATACACATGAAATTGCTGAACAACTAATTGGCGAAGTTCAACAACGTTACCAACCATAACAACTGCGTCAGTTCCTTCACTTCTATCTTTAGAAGCTATCATGTTATCCAATACAACATAGAGTAATAAATTATTTACTGATTGCCTTGTATAGGCTTTCAATGCTTCATCCAATGACGCAGCAGCAGTTATTCGCGGTCTGACTTTCATTGTAATGTTTCCGTAAGCTGGGCTGCCTAATTCTTTCTCCAATTGAAATGTGAACTGAGTAGCATTAAGTACAGTAATTTCATGATAACCATTATATGTATATAGTTTTAAATCTTCTAAAAGCAAAGGGCTACCTGTCGCAGGAGAGGGTGTCGAAGAATCAACTTCAAATGTAAAAGTTCTTCGATTAGGAACACTTAATAATTTATGATTTCCATTATATCCACTTTCGTTTGCCCCTGTTATTTCAATGCTTTCTTGATAACCTTCCGTTAAGTCATGGTTTACAGTAGTTACAGATGTAGCTACGCCATCTACTTGTGCTAACTGCGTAATAGCGTTAGGAATCAAGCAACCCCAGATATGAACGTAATCGTTGCTAACTAAATTATGTGCTACCGTGGTAGTAACAGTAGCAATCAAACCACTGCTGACAATAGAAGCCACTCCGATAGAATCTGTAAATTTATCAGTGAAAACGGGCAACCAAAATTTAAGTTCTCTTACTACGTCTGCTGCTTTCATAACTATAACAATAATCTTGTAGCTGTCGCTTTCGCAACCTCATTAGCAAAATAAAATTCTATATTTCTATAGTTTCCTTCAATTGCGGGTCTTAAGTAAGGTCGCGGAGCTATCTTTGAATTACCTAATTCCAAATCTTTAGGGTAATTAACAATCGACAACCTTTTACCGGCACCACTTTGCAACATATAAGTACTTCGCCTACTTCCAAATATTAAAGAATTAGCGCCTTGTATCCGATAACCTATAGAATTTCGCAATCTATATGTAATCGATGCGGGAGCTTCTCCCGGAGCGCTAGCTCTATGCAACAATGTAACGCCCCCAACATTAATTATATACAACCTGCCACTTTTAGGTTTTTTATCTATCAATTTCCGCGATGTCTTTTGTAAATCATGCCCTATATAATAAAAAGCTCTTTGGATTCCCACCTTGGTTAACCTACCCAAACTTTTTAAATTAACTAAAACTTTCCTACTTTCGCTATCAATAGAAATCTTAATCATCTTAATTCCAATTATTAGGGACGTTAGCAACCCCTCTAAGATTGCATCTTAATTTAATAAATCTATTTTCCTCATTTAAGTTCTCAATTTTCACAATATCGAAAATTTGAGGTTCAGAATTACCTACTTGCGCAGGATAAAACAACCAATGCTCAGATGTGATATTAGAATCATATCTAATATAAAAATCATGAGTTACGCTACGAATAACGTTACTACTATCAAATATCTGGACGCCGTCCACGGTAGAAACCATAGCCCACACAGAATCTGTGTCTTGAAAAAACTCATTAAAATCTACATCATTTTCATCATTAAATTCTATAGACCTTAACTTAAGTTTTACAAACTTATTCATCGAGCCTATGCAAACACGTTCTACAACCCTCTTTATTTTCTTGCAAATAGCCATTTCTATTGCACGTAACCATCGCCAGTAAGATCGATAATCCTATTTAATTCATAAATTGCCCTGCAAATACTAGGTAATGATCTCCAAACAAGGTTTAAATTACTTGTCTGATTTATATCAGCGTCACAATCACCTCTATTTTCATAAACAGCATTAGCATGATTAAGGAGTGCCATATAAATATCGCTTGGTATACTTAAATAATCAACCCCATAACCTGCTTTAAAATCAATCTGGAGGCAGTCTAGTTTTATATCTATATCTACAGGATACTCAAAACCTGATTTCAAAATTAATTTAGAAAATTCCGTTTCCTTGGTTGTATAATAAAGAGAACTGCCTACATCCTGAAAAACATCATTAACAGAGTATTTAAAATCCTCTAAAGAAATAAATCTAGACCTTCCCAACTCTATTACAGAATTAAAAAAATCACGGTACGTTCTAAACAAAGTTTCCAGCAAAGTTCTCTGCATTATCGTTTCTGCAATCTTCCCTACCGCCTTGATTATCAATATCAATTCATCGTCTTGCGATGTATCTGAAATTAGTATCTTTAAATGATTTTTCAAATCATCAAGATTTATAGGCAAATTAGCATTTGCTACTAAAACAAAATAACTATATTGCCTAGTCTCAGTCATCTCTTACTTTTCTTTTCCTACCACATTTTTTCGTAACTTTTTTAGAAACTATGTTACTTTTAAACAAGTCTGCTTCATCTTCTGCTTCTACTTCTTTAAGTTTATTTTGATTGTCAATAGCATGTTCAACAAAACAAGCCCACCCAACATCGACAAGTAACTGGGCTTGTTTATCAATCAATTCAACAACAGTTCCTTCGCAAAAAATTTTTATTTTTTGCGAAGGGGAGAAACTGAATCGTCCGCTTTTTACCAATCTAACTTTTTTAAACATTAAGGCACTGGTTTTATTTCAGGATTTTTAATAGTATCAACTACAATAGTGCCACTCGCAGTACCAGTAGAAACTATGTTAACTCGAACGTATCTACTATCTCCGACCAACCATTTCAAACCTATAGTATTTAACTGGTCTCCCACAGAAGTTTGAGCTGTTATGGCGGCATCAACTGTAGTACCTATTAACCTAGTATCTGGTATAGTAGTCCAAGGTCCTGAAGGGCTGCTGGATTCTTCCAATAAAGGTGTGAAAGTTCCTGTAGCATACACAGGAGCTGCGAAAGCAAACATAATACCTCCGTCATAATGGGCAGTATCTAGTACCTGACCATTTGTTGTAGTATCCCCACTAATAGCTGCATAAAAAGCCAAATCAACAGCTAAATTACTTCTTAAATCTCTTTCCGGCATGAAAACACCTCTTATGGTTTAATTTTTAAAATTTTAAAAGAATCGAACTGCTTCACAGCACCACCTACACGCTTAGTAGTTCTATATATAATCATTTCTTCTACAGTATAAGGATCACGTAAAACACGAATGCCAAATCTATCAACAACTTGATAAGTTCTTGCCAAATCTCCATAAGCAATAGCTAACGAATTAGCAGCAATCTCAGGCATGTCGTGCATAAAGATTACCTCACTTCCTACTAAAATATCAGTGTCGCCTCTCTTGAAACTATTAGGATCTAGCAAATAAGCTCCTGTACCAGTCTTTAGCGTTGTAACAAATGTAAATGAATTTCTCTTCATGTACCAACGAGCATTAGCTTGATAAGTTTCAATCAAACTATCTTTAATATATTTAATGTCATCCCCTTCAAGCGAACCGCTGACAGAACTAACAAGTTGCTCCAACCTACCTCGCTCATACGTTCCAGGCGTTGTCCATGCTGGGTACTCTAAAAAGCCTCTTGGTTTCTTAGCGCCACTGCCAACTACAAAAGCTGTATTTTCAGCCCTTGAAAAACCATCGATCATTTGTCTCTGCAATTCCGCCTCTATATCTACTACAGCATCGTCTACTAAATCTCGTGACAAACTAGGTTTGATTTTCAACTTATGTGCAAAAATTTCCAACGTTCCTATTTTAGGAGTAGGTGTTATAGGTGTAGACTCTGTCTCCCCTATCCATTCAGCCTCAATCGCCTCATCATTTATACCTATAATCACTGATTTAGACCCTGTTGTAAGTACGCTAGCATACTGTCTAACAGGTGATGTTTCGAAAATACGAGTAGCTACAAGGTTTAATATCTCAGGTCTAACATAATAACCGCCGTCAGGATCAACACCGATAGTCATATCTTTATGAATTTGATGCCTGCCTTCCTCACTCACATGCGGAAATTTAGAATCAATATAAGATTTTGCTATAAAATCAACAGTCTCTTTAGAAATTGCTGTTCTCTTTCGAATGTAGTTAGAAAATTCTAATTTAGCTTTTATCTCATTGTCATTCTTAGCAGATTTAGTAGTTGTGTTGCATCCATTACAAATTAACTTTTCGAGTTTATCATTCTGCTCTGCAATTAACTTTTGCTTTATTTTTAATTCCTGCAAGTCCTCCATGGCTTTACAAACATCGGAATTCATCTTTTCAACTTGTTCTTTATCTTTTTTAGTTCTAGAGTCGACTTCTTGTACAAGAGCAATGTTCTTGCCTATTTCGTCTAACTTAGATTGTATTTCTTGTTGCATAATACTTGACCTCACAAAGTCTGTTTATAAAATTACTTAATTTACTTTTATATTTTTACAGAATCACTCTGACTACTTACAATCAAATACTATAAGTCACTTATGTATTTGATTTTTTACTAACTTAAAACCACTGATGTATTCCGCACAACTCTCCAATCAGTAGCCGAAGCGCCATTTTTTACTAACTCAATAGCGTCATCTACAGCATTAAACGTCATAATTGTGTAAGTACCTGTGCTGTCAACAAACTGAGCGCCTTCGCTTCCTGTTACAGTAACGGCGTTAGTACCAACAGATAGTAAAATTAAAATCCTGGAATAACTAGACGGAACTGTCAATGTGTTTGCCAAAACACCACCTGTAGAATCCAGTAAAGTAACATTATTAGGATTCAAAGGAGCTGGAGAAACACTATTAACAACTACAGACTTGTTTGCTTGCAATATGTTTCCTAGTTCCGTTCCAGAATAAACATCGTCTCCGAAATAAACTGTGCCTTCAAAATGATACACATTATCATCATTACCAATCTGATCTATATAATTTTTAACATTAGCAGTCATTGTTTACCCTCTTTAATTTATTAAGACGTTCTAAAAACATATCAAG